GCCAGTACCTTTTTCATGTAGTTAGTAACTATTCTCTCGTCTAAGTTACCACCACCCTCATGCCGGATAGGCAGATACGCGCTCCAGCCGTCTACGGCAATGGCGTACCCTACAACAAAGCCATCATTACGGGGCCAGCCCGGACCCAATGTTTTGATATTTGGGTCACATGTTTCCAAGTCGATTGCGATTTCAGATCGGTCCGTGATATCCGGAAGCTCTACCGGCGGCGTCCAATCTGATTTGAGATTAGTCGTCATTAGTTGAAGTTGTGTCATTGATTTCCCCCAGTTCATACATTAAGCGATCTAAATAGAACGCGGCTTTGCCCAAGTCTTCAGCGGGCTTATCTTTCAGTTCATATCTCCACATGTACTTAATAATTACACCCTGGAGATAGTATTTATATCCCGGCCCAAGCGCAGCCTTGATTGCGTCTAAGCACTCCACTTTGCCCCTTGTATAGTGCGGGGGGTGGTTAACCATGTCTGTCATATCTGGTAGCTCCTTGTGCCGTCCATTGGTGAAACAATATATAAATTCTTCTTTGTCCGTGTGACGCCAACATAGAACAGGCGGTGAAGGTCATCCATCATCCTCTGCCCTTCTAATGTATTAGACGACACGGCTTGGTCTGAAGAATACGAGATGTCGGTGTACAGGACCACGTTGTTGGCCTCGCCACCTTTTGTTCCGTGAATTGTGGATACCTTGATCCGTGGTTCGCGGTTCAAGTCTTCCCCTCTACGAAGCAGCGCAGCGACATATGTTCTGATGTCCTCTGACACTTTATCCATAGCCTCGTGCCATTCCATATCTTTAGTTGCAAGCAGACCAAAGTTCTCTTGCAGTACGCCCATAGTGAAGACTTCGTCGGGCTGTACGTTTGGCAGACTTTTAAATCCGCGCTTGATGCGTGTCCCGGACTTCATAAAGTAATACAGATCTTTCACCGCATTTGCGCTGACTTCACCGCCCTGCCGTAGCGTTTCCCATGCGGACAATGCAATACAAAGCTTCAAACTGATGCTGCGGTTGCCGCCTCTCTCAAAGTAAAACCCGTGCTGTTTCAACGATTCGCACACGTCGTTCAGCATATAGTTACACTGTGCCATGACCATCCAATCGTCAGACTGAAATTTCTTTAGGTCAGGCTGGAAGATTTTATGAACAGAACCGTCTTCAGGTTTCGGGTTATAGTTCTTAGGACGCCGTACACGGATTCGTTTGGCTATGTTTTGAGCGACCTTATGAACGGTCCGTGGTACGCGGTACGATTGCTGTAGTACCTCAGACCCGTCTTCGACATTCAAGAAATGCTCAACGTCAGCCCCGGCCCATCTATAAATAGCTTGGTCATCATCCCCCGCAGCGTACATCCGTCTGCTGTTGTCGTTAAGGATGTGTGCTATCTCCCACTGCAAAGGCGACAAATCCTGCGCCTCATCAAGAAACGTCACGTCAAACTTAGGACATACGCGTCCGCCGTGTTCCGCGAACCATTCTAAGATGTCAGTGTAATCATAGAGACGATTGGCTTTTTTATAATTATGATAACTCTCGTTGATGTATTCGACTTCGATATACGGAACGTCGATAGAGCTTTCATTATAAGTCTTTTCGATTGTCTGCTTCTTCAGACGTGCCAATTGTATGAGTTGCATACAAGGGTTGTCGCGGGACGCGGTCCCTATGTCGTCATCGTCGTGAGAATCTTTGGAGACAAGGTTGAAACCAATCCTGTCCCCAAGCTCCCGCAGATGCTCTGCCCCCAATAGCTGGTCATGCTGAATGTCAGATAGATTGAAACAGAAGCTGTGCAAGGTCCGGAAGAAATGCAAATCGTTTTCTACATCCAGATTAAACCTACGCGCTGCCCGTTCCTTCGCTTCTCTAGCGGCCTTTCTGGTGAACGCTAGAAATGCAATGTTGCTTGGTGCCACGCCCTGTTCGATTTGTTTCTCAACCATGTTCAGGAGCGTGGTTGTTTTTCCTGTGCCCGGTGGGCCGTATATAACAAACATTAGAACGGTATATCCTCATCAGCTACACCAAACTCAGGTGTGGCAGGCGTGGACGCGGGCATGGCATAGGCTGGTATAGACCACACATGAACTACCCGGTCACCTATTCTAAGCTTCACGGCTTCACCGTTTATGTCTCGCAGACGCTGCGAAATCATGTTCGTCTTAAACTCAAAGAACTTCTGACGCTTCAGGTAGTTCTCAAAGTCTTTTAACCGGAAATAGGTTAACTGCTGGTCTTCGTCAGTCCACGGACGCTTGAGAAGGATTTCTTCTTTGTCCGCTGCGGTCTGGTGATTCCTACAGAAGTCTTCCAGATAGCTATAGAACACACCGTCAACAGACGCGTCCTCTGATGCTTCAACCACACCGCCTTCTGTCTCTGTCATATCCCGCATCAGCGCGGCAACCCGGTTCTCCCAGATAGTACGGCTGACTGTTGGCGGCATGACGTTAAGTTGCTCCATGCAGGACTTCTGAAAGATAGCCTGACTTTGCAGACCTTCAGTAGATAGCTCCAGAGGCTGACCGTTCACGTCCATAAACCATATAGGTGGCTTAGAGTTATACTTGCGAAGGTTGGCAACTGACGCAGCCTGACCCACATTGCCCACACCATATTTGCGGGTCATGCATTTAGCTTTGTCACAGTGGTCATTGATAGGCGCGTCCGCACACTTGTATGCATAGTCTTTGCGGTTAAGCTGCTTCACAAGAATGTTAACTTCAGCTAACGGCAGTGGCGGATCAAAGTGCCGCATGTTGTATTGCAGCATTTCGTCTTCCCATGTGTCCGGGTAAGCCTTCCTCAAATAAACCCCAATGTTGAACAAACCGTTGTTGCGGGTGCCCTCAGGGAAACCCTGGGTACATAAAAACTGCAAGCATGGGGGCCCGTCACGGAGCGGTGTTTGCTCCTGTTGTTTCTCTATAGAAAGTGCCTCAATTTGCTCTGGGGTTTGCTTGAACTGCTCATATAGCTCGATGAACTCATCGAGAGTGGCGGCTGAACCATCGTCCTTAAACGCGTAGCGCAGACTTTCTTCATGGTTATAATAGGGAAGATTGAGCCAATTACCGACATCACCCCTGTCGAGGTTGAGACGTATCTGTTTCGGGAAAATCTCACTTCCACTAAAACCCAATGCCGCTGAAATGGACGACAGGGTATCTTGTAGAACCTTTGCCTCAATCCAATCTGAAAGAAAAAGAAAAACATGTGCGCCCCCTGACTTTGACCTACATACGACAAGCGGGAGCTTTAGCTCTCTTATTTTATCAATCAGGTCCTTATGGTTAAAACCAGAATACTGGTCAATATCAATACAGCCCCATTTACACTGGCTGTCTTCGTTAATTGGAATAATGCCTATAGCAGCACCTTTTCCTGATAGGTGGCCCTGCCAAAGCTCAAGTGTGCGAGGTTGTTGTATAACCTTCGCCTGACCAGCCTGCTTCCCATTAGACTGTGTCTTTTGGATCTCGTAAGTGCCATAAGCCTTTTCGAGTCCAGAAAATATCTGTGAAAACTTTTCTGCGTTCATGTTGGCTTCCTAGAAGGGATAGGGGTGAGGGTCTCGCTATTACCACATATCGTGTCAGTTTTTTTCGTTGGATTAAAAAAACTAACTCCTCACCCCTAACTGGTTAAAACGGGATATCGTCGCCAGACTGATTATCGCCGCTTTGTTCATGTTTGACGTTTACTTCACCCTTCTCAATGGAAGCGTTGAACTCCTTCGCGGCCTTATACTGTGCCGCATCGGTGATGGGTCCGTCAACACTCATTTCCCAACCGTGCCAGCTACCCTTGCTGTTTTCCTCGCTTACGCTTTTCAATTCGTAAACGTGGCTAAACATTGGCGGGGTAAAAGACCCGTTGGCACCCTGCATTTCACGAGACATGATCATGCTCATCCATTTGCGCGACTTCTTCAACTGTGTTGATTTCATCGCAATCAAAGCATTAGACATGCCGCCCTCAGGGTGAATGACTTTGACATACCACTGAGCCGTTTGCTCAATGTATTCACCAGAGCCGTCCGTCAGATACTCTTTGTTATCGTTTGGATCACGTTTGGTCTCAGGCATTGCATCACCTGGGTCATACATTGCAGACGGTGCCGCAATCCCAACACCCCGTGGTGACCACTGAATGTACTTCCGCTGGTAGGCACAAGGTATAACTTTAATACCATCCTTACCTTTAAAAGCTTCCCCTGTTACCGTATTCAAGATGTCGCCTTTGCGGACATCATCACGCTCATCAAGGATGCTGTCGAGCCCAGAAACAATCTTCAGAAACGGCAGGGCCATATCTTCATTAGAAATGTTCTGGATGCCTGCACTTGCATCCGCTTCAAACATCGACGCATCAAACGCCGCCACCGCAGTGTTTTCTTTCACCGCGACTTCTTTCTTTTCAGCCATTACTTTGCTCCTTTAATTACTGCACGTTGGCCTATGTATGCGCCAAATAATTCCATAGGAAAGGGATTACCTTCTTCGGTCTGTTCCTTTACCCATGCTTTGAGCGTTGACGCATGAACGCTCTCTTGCTGAACCGGGGTCAAACCCAACCCCTCGACCTTCGCTTTGAACTCGTTGGCCTGTTCATCTTCACCCATGCCAAAGCTGACTGAGACATTGTTTTTAACCATGTCCCCAAAGCCGTTATCCCTTAACCATGTGTAGGCTTCCTGCCTATTCGCTACAGGAATAGATGCAGAATACAGGGGTTTGATGTCCACCTGAGAGCCGTCCGCTAATTTAAAGGATGATAAGCCCATCTCAGTGAGCATGAGAGGCAGTTCTTCTTCTGACTTCTTCCGCAATTCTTGTTTTGCGGCTTTCAGTTTTTCTTCAAGATCTGCAATTTCTTTCTCCTTATTGGCAATATCAGAAGCCATCTTAGCTACACCAGCCAAGTTGCTGTCATCAAAGTTACCAAGTGGGGAGTTTTTGGACTGAGTGTCCGATTCCATGAGTGACGTAATATCCGTCATATATTTCTCCGTCGTTCGTCGTTCATCGTTAGTCAAGTCTTTTACACTTGATATATCCTATATAATGGTATATGTTTGTATAGTCAAGGAGAAAAACAATGCGTAACTATGCTTTTAAAACAGAACCTTACGAACATCAAAGGTCCGTGTTCCGCGATTCGTGGGACCGGAACAATTATGCTTTATTCATGGAAATGGGTACGGGCAAATCCAAAATTGCAGTGGATACAATGGCTGCGCTATATGAAGACGGTCAGATTGACACGGCTTTGATTGTCGCGCCGAAGGGTGTGTACCACAACTGGGCGTATAAAGAATTGATTGCTCACATGCCGGACCGTGTGCCGCGGACCGTGTTGAGTTGGCAACCAAACATTACACAGAAATTCCGTAAGGAGTTTGAGGATATGTGTCAGACAGAAGATGGTCTAAAGATCTTCGTCATGAACATAGAAGCATTTTCCTCAGGCAAAGGAGCAGAGACAGCCCTCTGGTTCGCGAAGCGGTATGGTAGAAGGGGCATTATGGTTGTTGATGAATCGACAGCTATTAAGAACCGTAAAGCCAATCGAACTAAGGCTGTCATTGCGGCGGGGGAGCATTTCGCATTTAAGCGTCTCCTGACGGGCTCCCCCGTCACTAAATCACCAATGGACCTGTATTCACAGTGCGAGTTTTTGGGCCGCGACCTGTTAGGCTTTACCAGCTATTTCGCGTTTCAAGGACGCTATGCCGTAATACAGCGGCGGCAGTTTGGCAGTAGATCCATAAATCAAATTGTAGGCTTTCAGCGACTTGAAGAGCTTAACGGTAAGCTTGATTCGTTTAGCCGCCGGGTGCTGAAGAAAGACTGCTTGGACTTGCCCGATAAGGTATATGTGCGGCGTGAGGTTGAGCTAACTAAGGAGCAACGAAATCTGTATAACCAGATGAGTAAGCTGGCTCTGGCACAGCTTTCTGACGGCAGTCTGGTCAGTACAAACAACGTCCTGACACAAATCATGCGCTTACAGCAAATCTGTTGCGGGTTCATCAAGAATGACGACGAAGAAGTACAAGAGGTTCCGTCGAACCGACTTCACGAGCTTGTGAATGTTTGTGAAGAAACAGACGGAAAAGTCATTATTTGGGCCTCATACGTTCACGATATCGAAAAGATTTGTGAAATGCTCACAAAAGAGTACGGGGCCAACAGTTTTGGCGCGTTCTATGGTGCAACACCACAGGAAGAGCGGCAGCGTATTGTTGAGGAGTTTCAGGACCCCGATTCGGAGATGCGTTTTTTTGTTGGGAACTCAAGGACAGGCGGTTTCGGTATTACGTTGACAGAAGCAAATACTGTTATCTACTTCTCTAATAACTACGACCTTGAAATCAGGCTACAATCTGAAGACCGGGCACACCGAATCGGACAGAAGAATAACGTCACTTACATTGATTTGGTCAGTCCCAAAACAATAGACGATAAGATATTGACGGCCCTTGAGAATAAGCAGAACATAGCTAATACGGTTCTGGGCGAGGAGCTTAAAGAATGGTTCAGCGAAGCAAAGTAGTTGAAGACGGTCCTATAAAGAAGGCCCTCGACTCAGGCCGTTGTCCGCGGTGCCTGTGCGAAATGGAACCTGTAGAGGTTCACGGACATCAGCAATGCAGCGTCTGCAAATTCTACGTCGTCGAGTGTTGTAACGGGGAATCAGCCTGTAGTGTTGTCCGGAGCGAAGGAGCTTCTTAGACCGGGCAAGCTAATCAGTTCCTGAAACGTCATACCTTTTTTACGCATCAAAGCTCTTACGTCACCTTCAATCCGACCATCGCTGTCACGAATGACTTGCATGGTTTCAAGATCTACTGAACGACCACGCGGCAGATTAACCCCTGTTGCTCTTTCAAATGCGGTGCCTGGGACTATCTGTGCTACAGACATGTCGTTTGCCTGACGTACCGGCTGGTTTTCTCTTAGACGCTGCGACTCCTGCAAGAACTCTGCTGGCGATAAGTTCATGTCCTGCAAATCCTGCATACTAGGCTCAATGCCCATAGAGCGTAAATCGTCAGCAGTGCGTGGTCCGAAGTCTCTGTCATATCCAACATTAGGGGCGTTTCTTAATTCAGGGAATATGTCCTGAATTGTAAACGTGTCTTCTGGTCTTGAAGGTGACAAACCTACGTTAGGTGCGTTTGCCAACTCAGGGAACTGAACAAATCCTACCTCTTCTTGCGTAGGTGCCATACCAAAGTTAGGTGCGTTTCTAGCAGGACGCGGTGTAGGAGTAGCTATGTCTACAGTTTGATAAGGCCCCATTGCGGAACCCTCGTTTGCCCGTGCTATAGCTATGGATTCAGGAATTGAAGTAGGCCCTGAGACATTCACAGTTTGAGGCATAATTGCATCATAAGTAGAACTGTATATAGGCTCACCTTCATCCGCAGCTAATTCAGCCATGTCCCTATTGAACTGTTGGTTTTCGGGTAAGTTAGAACCTTCTAGGGTGAAGTACATCTCACGACCACTATCAGCCATGAAGTTTGGATTACCTACGTTTTCTTCATACCCCGGAGGACCCCCTATATTAGTAGCCTGCGGCGTTGTGGCTTTTTCAGACGGCCCTTTGAAGAAGCTTTGCAGCCTGTCTGCCATCCCCGCGCCTTTAGATGCAAGTTGCTCTGGAGTAGCCCCTGTCACTGCTTTAGCAAACAACCCTGCAAGACCCGGCTGCTGTTGAAGATTAGCAGGCTCTTCACCGGCAATATATGTTTCTTTGCCACCTAAAAGACCTACAGGCAGACCCCCTAGACCCATACTTCCTAACGTGGTGGCTACAATGTCGCCTACGCTAGGCTCTGAGTAACCAGTCACGAGGTCCACTTCTTGCCCGTTCAGCATTACGGTGTCGCCATATGTGCGTCTGGGCAAAGCCTCCCCGGGGGCGGTGGTTTTGTAATCGTAGCTAAAGCCTTCTTCGCCAAAGATATTACGGGGGTTCTGTGTTGCCTGCTGACGCATCTGCATAATCTGCTCAGAAGGCGTGGGCATCCTTTCCCCACGGAAGTTAGTCTGGTCAGACCCCCTATAAATTTTGTCCGCAAAGGCTTGTCCGTAGGTAGGAGACTGATAGCCATCAGGGCTTACACGTTTGTCAACCACACCATAGATTTGTCCGCCAGAACCTGTTCTAAGAGTAATGCCGGATCCTGCTGGACCCATGCCGCGAAAGGTTATACCGGGGGTGTATGGCTGTGGTGAAGGCTGTGGCATAGGCTGTTGAACATCAGCAGGGCCATCCCCACTATCGTCTCCCCCGCCACCGGGAAAGCTATAGCCTACATTTTGACCCGCAGCTAATGAAGAGTATGTTGTGCTTGGGCCAGATTCTCTTACACCGCCGCTGAACGCGCCGCCGCTACCTTGAGTACCTTCTCTATCACCGGGTCCGTCAAACAATCCCATCACACGTTCCTCATCTCTAATGCAGCTTCTAAAGTTTCTTCGTTTCTGCGAAGCCAGCCTCTACCAAATGTACCAAAAGTCTTCAACGAGCGATAGTATTCTTCCCGTCTCTTTGCCAAAGCCTGTATCAAAGTTACAGGGTCCGTAGCATTTATCCGGGCCATTGTCCGCGGTCCGATAGCTCCGTCCTCTGTTGCACCTACCAACGACTGCAAGTTCTTAGCCGCTCTTCCCGGTCCGCTGTTCACGGCCCAATCAAAAGTAGCAAAGTCCAAGCCGTCTGGCATTTGGTCCGCCATAATCCGGTCCCAATATCCCTTTTTATAGATAAGCTGCACATGCTCATCAGGAATGTTCTTTAACTCATCCACATCTTCCAGCGGCCTGCCCAGAAACTCCGCATAGGTTTTATGCGTAATACCTTTGTTAGTCGCCCCGCCCGGATCTTCTGGATGGTCTACGAAGCCGCCCTCGTGCTTGAGGACCATCTCAAGGCTAAAGAAGAAGTTCGCTTCCATTAGCCGCGGCCCATCAAGCCCAGTATGCCGTCGTTAGGAAAGGCTGCTGCCATACGCTGTGCTGTTTGCGGGGAAGAGGGTGCCCGCGCCAGTAAGTCCGCAGAAGGGGCAGGAGCAGACAACGGCGCGGGCGATGCAGGCACCTGTGGAAGCGTAGGTGCCATGCTCAC